CGCCTTCTGAATATGATGGCCTAGCGTGGAGATTGATTGACGATGATTTTGTCGAAGTGAACGGTGCGTGGATGCTTCCGTATAAACTGGAAGCTCTGCCTTTAGAGCAAGCGGAACGCAATGTCCGTGACCATCGCAACAATCTCCTAGCGGATACCGACTGGACACAAGTCGCAGATGCTCCAGTAGATCAGGCTGCATGGGCAGCGTATCGTCAAGCGTTGCGTGATGTTACTACACAAGATGGATTCCCACACGACGTGGCATGGCCCACTGAGCCTGAGTAAGGATGCTTTCGTCCAGATGCTTAAAGGCTCTCTTGAAGAAACCAACCCTGAAAAGGCTTAAGTGATATGTCCAGAGACGTTACACAAACTACACTAGACCTTCTAGACGACAGTGTAATATACCCTTTCTTTGCTATTGAACTTTTGTTTGATGGTGCAGAAGTATTACGTCTCTGGACTGGCCAAGGGACATTAGTTTACCAAGGTTTGTCGTGGTATGGGACTGGTAATCTTCTAGCCATTGATGCTATCGAAGAGACCTCAGAAATCGCCGCTAAGGGGGCAACTGTTACTCTTAGTGGTGTCCCCTCAGAAGTCCTATCCTTGGCCCTCAGTGAGCCTTATCAGGGTCGTCAGGCTAAGATTTACTTTGGTACGTTCTCTCGTGGTGTAATACTCCAAGAAGATGCTGCTTACATTCTCTTTGAAGATGGTGGCAAGATACTCCTTGAGGACCGCAAGACTGAACTCACTGAAATCTTTGCTGGTTATATGGACCAGATGAATATTGAAGAGGGGGCTGAGGCTTCGACTATTACCCTCACTATTGAGAACAAACTTATTGACCTCGAAAAACCAAGAACCTCTAGGTTCACTTCTTCTTGGCAGAAGTATCTATTCCCAAATGATCTTGGATTAGACTTCGTGGAAGACTTGCAAGATAAGGAAATCTTCTGGGGTAAGGTAGCACCATGACGAAAGAGCAAGTTGTTATCAATATGAAGGCTAAGGCTTATCTAACCTCGACTGATTGGTATATTGCCCGTCAGATTGAGACTGGTAAACCTGTCCCAGAGGAAATCATCTTAAAACGACAGCAAGCCAGAGACTCGATTGTGGAGTGAATATGATAACCTACCAGCAAGAGTTCTTAGATAATTGTCGGCAGGATTGTGAAGAGTTAATCCAATTGCACTGGGAAGAGATTGCCTTGAACAAAGGGGTGATTAAACTTAATCCCGACTGGGAATCTTATGAGGCACTAGAAGAGTCTGGAACACTTAAGATTTTCACAGCTAGGGATGGTTCTAATCTGGTTGGTTATTTTGTCGTTCTTGTAGGCAGAAGTCTCCACTACAAGGATCATATCTTCGCAGAGAATGATATAATCTACCTCCATAAAGATTACCGCAAAGGTTATACTGGCATAAAGCTAATAAAGTTTGCAGAGAAGTGTCTAAAAGAAGATGGGGTATCAATCCTCAAAGTTAATACTAAGGTGCATCAACCATTTGACACCTTGATGTCCTTTCTCAAGTTTAACTTGATTGAGAGGGTATACACTAAATATCTAGGAGATTGATATGGCTATTTCTGCTGGTATGGCGCTTATGTCAACTGCTGTCGGTGCGCTTGGTGCTGGTGGTGCAGTAAGTTTGAGCTTCGCCTCAATTTTTGGGGCAACCTCAGCAATTGGGATGATGGCATCTCACTTCCTTGTGACTACTGCTATTGGGGCAGCTATCAATGCACTGTCCCCTAAACCAAAATCAGCCGCAAGTGGCTACAGTGTAACAACCACTTCCTCCGTCGCTGACCACCAGATTATATATGGCAAAACTAAAGTTGCGGGTGTTCGAGTATTTGATGGGACCACAGGGGATAATAACCGTTATCTACACAGGGTTCTTGCTTTTGCTGGGCATGAGATTGAATCCTTTGAGGAGATTTACCTTAATGATGAATTAGTAACGATTGATGGTTCTGGTAATGTGACTAGTCCAGATCGTTATGATGGGTATGTCCGTATTAACACTCACCTTGGTTCTGACGACCAACTGGCAGATAGTGACCTTGTTTCAGAAGTTACTAGTTGGACCAATAAGCACCGTCTTCGGGGTATTGCTTACCTTTACATTAGATACGATTTCAATCAGGATGTGTTTCCCAATGGGGTCCCAGAAGTCACCGCTGTGATTAAGGGTAAAAAGGTTTATGACCCTCGCACTGAGACTACTGCTTGGTCTGATAATCCTGCCTTGTGTATTCGTGATTATCTACTCAACACCCGTTATGGTCTTGGGGAAACCTCGGATAACATTGACGACACCTTGTTCACTACTGCTGCCAATGTCTGTGATTACTATGATTACCCAACACTGACTGGGGACCAACGATACACGACAAACGGTAGCTTTACCACTGGCTCTAACCCATATGACCTCCTACAGAACCTCTTATCTTCTATGGGAGGGCTTTTGTGGTATGCTCAGGGTAAATGGAGAACTAAGCCTGCTTATTGGACTGCTCCGTCTGTGGCATTCACAGAAGACGATCTGAGAAGTTCTATCTCTGTAACTACTCGTCATTCTCGTCGTGATAATTTCAACACTGTTAATGGTGTGTGGAAGGGTGAAGAATCTAACTGGCAACTGACAGACTTTCCTCCTGTATCTAATGACGATTTTGTGGCTGCGGATAATGGGCAGGAAACTGTAACTGACCTTAACCTAGCATTTACTTCTGATGTAGGGATGGCTCGTCGTATTGCCAATGTTTACCTTGAACGTAACCGTCAACAGCTTACAGTTCAGGCTTCCTTTGGCATGAGAGCTTTTCAGGTTCAAGTTGGTGATAATATTAAACTAACTAATAACCGTTTCGGTTGGGCGGAAAAAGAGTTTGAAGTAGTGTCGTGGACCTTTGGTCTAGTAGATAATAGTGACCTTCAAGTTCAAATGATACTTAGGGAAATCTCAGAGGGTGTCTTCGATGACATTTCTGATGGTGCTATCTACGAGAAAGATAACACAACCTTGCCTTCACCATTTATTGTAACCCCTATTGGTATTGATGTAGAGGCTGTTGCCCAGGTCGCAAATCAGAAAGTCTCCAACATTGCTCTCGTAACTATAACGGCACTCTCTGATGTCTTTATCAGTAAGATTGAGGTTGAATACAAGAAGACCTCTGATAGTAATTGGAAGTCTATCGGGGTTGGACCTATTGGGGTCTTTGAGGCTGTTGACCTTGAGGTTGGTAACTTTGACTTCCGAGCAAGGGCTACCAACACCTTTGGTGTTAAGGGTGATTGGGTAAGCCTTCTTGACCAAGAGATCAATGCCTTTATTGGAGACCCATCTGATGTTGATGAGTTGAACTTTGAAGTGTCTGGTGGGACCCTCTTTTTAACTTGGCCTGCAATCCCTGATGCTGACTTGTCACACTATGTCATTAAGCATAACTCAGCAACATCTGGTGCAGTCTGGGGTAACTCTACCACTATCATTGAGAAAATCCCACGTCCTGCCACTCAAGCTGCCCTGCCTGCACGGTCAGGGACTTACTTGATTAAGGCATACGACAAAGAAGATAACTTCAGTGAAGGGACTACCACTGTTGTCGTCCTTCCCTCTGACCTACCTCAGTTGGGAACAACCGATACTGTAACAGAAGACCCAACCTTTGCAGGGACTAAGACTAACACTGTTGTTGTATCTAGTTCCTTGGAGATTGACGACACTTCTGCGGCTAGCCCTTCTGGTGTTTATGAGTTTGCTAGTTACATTGATACTGGCTCTTCTCGTAATGCTCGTATTACTGGTTACAACACCCTTGAACGTCGTTACGACAACGGGACACTTCTTTGGGATATTATTCCACAGAATTGGGACACTTGGCCTGATACTTGGGATACTTGGACTAATGAAAATGCAAACTTCGGGGATGTTGGTGTTGTGATTGAAGTTGCAACTACAGATGATGATCCGGCAGGAACTCCTACTTGGAGTTCATGGGTTCTGGCTAACGGTGGTTATGTTGTTGGTAGGGCCTTTAAGTTCCGTGCGAACTTGACAAGCACTAACTCCTACTATACCCCAGCGGTCTTGACCTTAAGTGCAGACGTAGAATACTAAGAGGAAAACATGAGCCAACACGATTTCGATATTGCAAACCAAACTGCCTCTAATGCAAGGGCGGACATCAACTCTGCACTTAAAGCTCTGGTTTCTAACTCCTCTGGGGGTTCTGAGCCTGCTACGAAGTATGCCAACCAGTTCTGGTATGATACTACCAACAACATACTTAAGCTCCGTAATGAGGCTAACTCTGCATGGCTTAGTGTGGGTTATATCGACCAGACTGGTGGGTTCCGTGTCCTAGATAATACACAAGTGGTAAACACCTCTGGGACGCAGACAGGGCTTCTAGGGGACCAATCTCAAGCTACTTGGGAGTCTGGGACGGGGACGACAGAAAGCCTTGTTAGCCCTGCTAAAGTCAAGGCTGCTATTGATGCTCTAGTAACCCCATCTCCTATCAAAGCGTGGGTAAACTTCAATGGGACAGGGACTGTTTCCATCCGTGGTTCTTACAATGTAGCATCAATTACTGATCTTGGGGTTGGCCGCTACAGAGTTAATTTTACAGATGCTCTAGAAGATACAAACTATGCAATCATAGCTAGTGGGGGATACAGCGACCTACACACAGACCGACACGCTATCCCAGTATACAATACAAGGACAACAACATCTTTTGAGATTTATTCTGGGTCCACTGCGTCTAATACCAAAATTGATTTCGAAGACATATATGCAGTTGTCTATCGCTAGGAGGCCATAACATGTCATATCAACTAGGCGTTAGAAGTAAGCAGAAACTAGAGGGTGTCCACCCTGACCTAGTGGCTGTCGTTAAAAGAGCAATACAGATCAGTGAGCAAGACTTTTCTGTTGGGGAGGGGCTTCGGTCCCTCTCACGACAAAAAGAACTGGTAAACACTGGCAAATCTACTACAATGAATAGTAGACACCTTACGGGTCATGCTGTTGACCTCTTCCCGTATCCCATCTCTTGGGATTGGGAGTATTACTACCCTATCGCTGACGCAATGAAACAAGCCGCCGAAGAGCTTGGTGTTGATGTTGAATGGGGTGGTGACTGGGAGTCCTTTAAGGATGGGCCTCATTTCCAACTATCTTGGAAGGACTACCCAGCATGAGTGCAGAGGATTTGGAAAGACGTGTTTCTAAACTAGAAGAATCCAATGACCATCTTGAGAAAAGCATTATCCAATTAAATACAACCATTGCCCTCCTCAATCAAACCGTAGAGACGATGGCTAAGAATGAAGAGAAAAGACAACAACTGCTAGACCGTAGTGTCTTGTTTGTTATCGGGGGCTTTATCTCTGCCGTTGTAGCTTGGATTGTGCGAGGGGGTCTAGGGCAATGAGTTTTCGAAGGGTCAAGAATAATCTTGGCTTCCTCATTGCTGGAGTAATCCTGTTTGGGGTGGCCGTGAATGTATTTTATGAACTTGGGGTAACAGGTGGGAAAGAGCCAGAATGTCAGTATATATCGACACAATAACATTCCTCTGGGCAGTAATTGTCCTTATGATTTACTCTAACTGGGTTGTAAAAAGTAAATCTTGGTTGGCTGGCATTGGCCTAGCCCTAACTGCAACCTATCTTATTGCACAAAGTGGTTGGACTACTGCATTCCTATTGGGAGACATCTGGGGTCGGGACTTTAGCAATTACATTTGGTTTATCTTCAACACCCTAGTATTTGCACTACTGACACTGTTGTGGAAGAAGAATAAATGAAAACGTATAAGAGAGAATTGGCCGTAG